TGAAACGTAGGGGAGGTGTAAAGCCTCCCCGACAATTAACCAAAGGAGGAACTAAAAATGATTAAACAGTTCAGAATGTTTACAGGTTGCGGGCTTCGCGATATGTGCGATGAATACGGTTTTTATACTTGCGGAACAAACGCAGAATACTCAGCGATGTTAAGCGTCGACCACAGAACCCCGACGCCCAAGAGAATCGAAGCGATTGCACGGGATATTCTCAAGCACTCATCGGAAGAAATAAATGCGGAATACAGGTTGGTCGACGTTATGAACATCATCGAACAGGATTGCGTCAGCGTTTGGTATGCAGAGGAAGAATAAGACAGGAGGTAATAAAAATGAATTGGATTTTAAGGTCTTGGGTTTACAGCTATATCTGCGGATGGACAAGCGACTTTGAATCATACCCCACAAAAAAGGAAGCTGTGGAAGCTATGGAAACATACAAGCGGATATACGCAGACGCCATTGAAAACAAGAAGCGAACATATGAAATATACAGAGTAAAAGCGGAGGTGTGAATATGGGATGGGAACGTGATTTTGAAGCATGGCGCGACAGCTTTCATTGCGGGGGAGAACCCCCGCGTGAATGGATAGAAGCAGAACTCGGCGCGGTCTATGAGTTATATGATGCCGTATTGGATAAAGTTGTTAGGGTTATTGTTTGTACAGCAAGCAACAAAGACGGGATTGAGAAATCGCTGAACTATGACACGGACGATATTTGGTGGTGGAGGAAACATTAACGGAGGTGAGTATATGAAAGCATGGGTTTCTTTATACAATCAATTTGGAACACAGTACGGCGCAACGCTTGATATAGACGGGGATAACCCGTATGAGGAAATAATGGCACAGCTTGAACCCAATGAAGATATCGCGGATTACGGCGTATATGAAGATGACGATGAAGATATGGAGGAAGAAAAAGCGATGGAAGATTTCAGAATTTTCAGCAACCATGAATACAGGATGAAGTACGAAACGCTGTACTTCATCAAAAAGAGCGTTAAGGAACTGCGCCCCGCAGATTACAAGCATTATCTGAACCGTAACGAAAACATCATTGATTTAAAAAGAACTATTCGCGAGTACGCGCACCGCAAATCAGACCGCCGCTATTTGGCGAACATCAGCGACGAGTCATATTACACCGTTATTATCACGCTCCCCGAATACATAACAAATTATGAGGATGCGGATGAATACTTCAAAGAAGAAGAGTTTATGACTTGCAGACCGTCACAGTATGACTGCACAGGTCAGCACTTCACAAGATGGTACAAGATTTTCAAGCGAAACGGTCGCTTCATGGCTTTCCATAAATGCGGCGTTGATATTTAAGGAGGTGAGAAAAATGCTGAGTGATAAAAGTCTTTGTTTTAACTGTGGTTATTGTTGGTGCGATGACGGTGAAAAATATCCATCGTGTCATGTGGTTGACCCGACAGACGCGCCTTGCAACTACAACGACCGTGGGGATTATGACCCCGATGGTTCAATGGAATATGACGATGTAGATTACGAACAGTGAAAGGGGGTGAGAAAATGACAATCAGAGAGTTTTTGAATACCTGTCAGATGCCTTGGGATAAAGTGACCATAAGTTATTGTGGAAGTCCGAACGATGAAGCCCCGCAATATATGGCTTGCCGCAAAGATATGCGCTTGATTCCCGAAGAATGGCTTGAAAAGCATATCAATGCTTGGGATGTAATAGTCGTTTATGACAGGGATGGTAACGAGGAAATAACAATAACAATGGAGGTGTAAGGAATGGCTGAAGCAGACGTTTACAAACAGTTGACATATATCGAGGGCGTTTTGAAATACAAACGCCACGTTGATTCAAACAAGTTGGCAGAAATATTGGCGCAGTCATGGCTGAGTAATAGCTACGGGGAAGCAAACACCGTTGAAGTCGAGAGAAATGACAAAGGCGATATCATCGCATACAACATCAAGCGATGCACCAAAAATAAAAAAATAATTTATATCTCGTTCAGAAAGCGCGATTACAAGGGAGGGCTTGGAAGATGAAAAAGATAACAACACTTATAACATCACGGTCAAGCTATATCATAGTTGAATATATGGGCGGGTACGCCGCTATTGACCGCAAGGATATTTCAACTGCGGGAAAGCTTATGAGAAAACTTAATGGATTGCAGATGAATTGGTCGAAGAATTTAACGCAAACAATCAACGCTACGGTACGCGCTGATAAAATCAAGGATATGATAGACGCGGGCATGAGCGTTGAGGATGCTGTTAGGTATGTATTCAATGAAAAGGAGGATTAAGTATGCGCCCGAAACATCAGCAGAACATCAAAAGTTTTTTACTTGAGGGTCACTCGATAACCCCGATAATAGCGGAGAATAAATTCCATTGTCACAGGTTATCCGCTGTAATTCATAGACTCAGAAAAGAGGGAATGAATATAATAACAACCATGTGTTATGAAGACGACGCAGACGGTGAAATGTATTGCTTCGCAAAGTATAAGCTAATAGACTCGAAGAAAAAATAACTTTACCTCGTGAATTATTTGTGATACTCTTGGTTTGATTTATGAAACTAAAAGAAAGGAGAATTGAAAATGCCAAACTTAACACTCAGACAATGGCGAAGAGTTCGCGAGATAACAGTTCTTGAAATGGCAAACCGACTCGGCGTTTCAAAGCCCACGTATATTGCTTGGGAACGCGACCCGTCAAAGATTCGCATTTCATACGCTGAAAAAATCGCAGATATTCTCGGCGTAAGTCGTGAAGACCTCTTTCCCGAAGCGTAAAAGAAAACCGCCCCTCATACTCGGCAAAGTAAAGAGCGACGGTTTTCAGAAACAGGAGAAACATTGATTTGTTACGTGTTAATAATAACACAGATAGGAGAAAAAAATGATAGTGAAAAATATTGTTCTTGAAAACTTCGCAGGCATTAAGAATCTAACCATTGATTTTGACGCACACAGAACCCGCATCTTCGGCAATAACGGAACAGGCAAGACAACTCTTTACAACGCGTTTACTTGGCTGTTGACAGGCAAGGCAAGCACAGGCGCAAAGAACTTCACGCCTAAAACAGAAAACACCCACGGATTAAACCACAGCGTAACCGCGACGATTGACGTCAACGGAAAGAGCCGCACTATTAAGCGCGTATTCCATGAAGTATATACGAAGAAGCGCGGGAGTCTTAAAGAAGAGTTTTCGGGTCACGCTACCGATTATTACATTGACGGAGTTCTGACGAAAGAGAAAGACTTTACTTCATTCGTTGAAGAAATAACAGGGGATGCCGAACAGGTAAAGGCGTTGACGATGCCCACATACTTTGCAGAGATTATGAATTGGTCAGACCGTCGCAAAATACTTCTTGATATATGCGGGGATGTATCGGATGAAGACGTCATCAATTCAAGCGATGAACTCAAGCCGCTTTCCGATATGTTAGGCGGTCATAGTGTTGAAGAGTTCATTAAAATCAAGAAGACCGAGAAGTCAGAGCTGAACAAACAGCTTGACGGGATTCCCGCCCGCATTGACGAAGCTGAAAAGGCGGCAACATTTGAACTGCCCGATATGTCACGCGATGACATTGTTAAACACCGCGATGAACTCTCAAAGAAAATTGAAGAACTCACCGCAACGAGGAACGCAGGGGATGATGGATATAATGCCGCGTTAAGCGAACAGGCAAAGCTTAAAGCGCATCTTGATTTATTACGTGTTGAGCATGACGGGAAAGTATTAAAGGCAAAAGTCAAAGCTGATTCCGAACGCACAGCGAAACTTAACGAAATCAAAAAGCTTCAAGACGAAGTTAAAAGCATCGAACAGTTTATCAGCGTAATGAAAACAGCATTGCAGAGTAGCAAGGTGCAGGTCGAACAGTATCGCAACGAATACAAGAAGGTCAAGGCTTCAAAATATGACGGTTCTGACGTATGCCCTACGTGTGGTCAGAAGTTGCCCGCTGATATGATTGAAACTGCCATTAAAAACTTCAATAACGACAAAGCCGAGAAGCTTGAACACATCATAAAGGTTGGCAAGGAATCAAGCGAATTGATGAAGAAGCTCGAATCGGATATAGCTGAAAAGGAAGCGGAGCTTGCAGAAAAGCACGTTGAAATAGACAAGGCAGAAAATGAACTGTTAGAATCCCCGCTCAATGTTGAACCGATTCCCAAGTTCGAAGATACCGCAGAGTACAAAGAAACGATGGCAAAAATCGAAGCTATAAACCCCGTTAAGGTATCATCCGATGCAGACGCGGAAATTGCATCACTTAAAGCAGAACTCGAAACTTATAACGGCTATATTGCGGCGATTGATTTAACCGACAAGCAGAAACACCGCGTTGAAGAATTGAAAGACGAGTTCAAGGAACTTTCAATGAGATACGAAGCGGCAGAGCTTGCCGTAAACCTTGCAGAGAAGTTCACGCGCAAAAAGGTTGCAATGCTCGATGAAAGAATCAACGGGCGTTTTGATACGGTCAAGTTTAGGCTGTTTGAGGAACAGGTCAACGGAGGAATCAAAGATACCTGTGAGGTTCTTATTCCTTGCCACGATGTATTTGTTCCGTACTCATACGCAAACAACGCATCGCGAATCAATGCGGGAATCGAAATAATCAGCACGCTTTCAAAAGCTTGGGCTGTTGATATTCCTGTATTCGTTGACAACGCCGAAGCAATAACAAAACTTAATGTCTATGACAATCAGCAGATAATCGAGCTGATTGTATCGGGCGATGATGAAACATTAAGAGTTGAATATTAAAAACCATTATAGGAGGAAAAAGAAATGGCAAACGAAGTTGTAAAGATGAACAAGGAAGCAGTTGCAGAGAAGTCACAGGAAAGACAGTTGAACATCACTTCCTTTATGACCAATGCGAACGTACAGGCAAACATAGCGCGTTGCGTAGCACCGAACGAAAAGGATAGATTCGTTTCCGCAATCATCAGCGCGGTTAATGCAAATCCGAACTTGGCAAGATGCTCCAACGGTAGCATCTTGAACGCCGCACTTCTTGGCTACAGCTTAAAGCTGTCACACTCTCCGCAGTTGGGTCAGTATTACTTCGTTCCGTATCAGAACAAAGGAATATTAGAAGCACAGTTTCAACTCGGCTACAGAGGTCTGATTCAGCTTGCAATTCGCTCGGGCTATTACAAGAAAATCAACGCACTTGCTATCAAAGAGGGCGAATTGATATCTTACGACCCGCTCAACGAGGATATTGTCGTAAAGCTGATAGATGACCCCGAAGCAAGGGAAAAAGCAAAGACGATTGGTTACTACGGAATGTTTGAATATACCAACGGATTCAGAAAATGCGTTTATTGGTCAGCCGCGAAGATGGAAGCGCACAAGAACAAATTTGCAAAATCGAAGAACGTTTGGGCGGCTAATTACGAAGCGATGGCATTAAAGACTGTTATTCGAAACTTGCTTTCGAAATGGGGCATAATGAGCATTGATATGCAGACCGCGATGGATGCCGACGACGCTATCATCCATGAGGGAGGTATTTACGAAAAGGTGGAGGAAGAAAAAACCGCCAACCGTGTTGATATAAGCGAGATAGTTGATTCCCCCGCCATAACCCCCGAAACAGCTTCTCAGAGCGATGATAATGTCGAAAACGATAAAACCCCCGCCGAAGCCATTAAAACCCCGTCACGCGGTCGAGAGAAAGCGAAAACGGCATCAGACACATCAAAGGAATCTTCCGAATCAGAGTCGCCGACTGAATCAGAAGAAGAATCAGAAGAGAATTTTCCGTTTTGATTGATATAAAAGCTATCGCTTCGGGTAGTCATGGCAACGGCTACCTGTTAAGCGATAGTAAAACGAAGATACTCATTGAAGCGGGAGTAAGCGCAGAACGCTTTCATCAAAGCGGCGTGAAAATATCAGATGCAAGCGGGCTTCTCGTTTCACATGAACATTCAGACCATTCAAAGTATATTGCAGACTTTATCAAGCGCGGGATTGAACTTTATACATCACAGGGTACGTTCAACGCTTGCAGTCTAAAAGGTATGCCACATCATATTATAAAAGCGTTGCATTGGTTTACGCTTGGCAGTTTTGAAATACTGCCGTTTGACGTCATACACGATGCGATTGAACCTTTGGGGTTTTATATACGGTCGACCGCCGATAATGAAAACGTGCTTTTCTTCACCGATACGGCGCACGTTAATTACACATTCCCCAAAGTCCATTATCTAATGGCTGAGTGCAATTTTTGCGACGATATACTGAATGATGCAGTTATGAAGCATAGGCTGAGCAAGAACGAAGCAGACCGAATCAGAATAAGCCACACGGGATTAAATGACCTTTTGAACTTTATCGGAGAGCTTGATAAAAAGTATTTGCGGGAAGTATGGGCAATGCACCTTTCCGATAGACACTCGAATGAAGCCGTGGTCAAAAAGGCAATTCAAGAGCTTACAGGATGCCCCGTTCATATTTGTTAAAGGAGAATAGTGATGACAGACAGCTTTGTTTTTTATCGAAGTTTTTACGAAGCAATTAAAAATCTCGATTATGAAGAACAGGGAAAAGCATATGACGCAATCATGTCATATGCTTTCGATGGAAATGAAGCATCTGCTGATGGTATTGCCCGCGTAATATTCGTAATGGCAAAGCCGCAAATTGATGCAAATGCTGAAAGAAGAATCAACGGAAGAAGAGGGGGAAGACCTAAAAAAGAAAAACCTATGGTTATTGAAAACGAAGAAATAAAAGAACCTATGGTTTTGAAAAATGATGAAATTGAAAAACCTAATGATAATGTTAATGTTAATGATAATGTAAATGATAATGTAAATGATATACAGGAAGAATCAGCAATAAACATAATACTTGCATCGGGCGATTTGTATAACGTTCCTATTGCTGATATTGAGAGCTTTAAAAAAGCATACCCAAATATCAGCGTTGAAAGTGAATTGATGAAAGCCGCTTCTTGGTGTCGTTCAAATCCGAAGAACAGGAAAACCACAAAAGGGATAAACAGATTTTTGAATGGTTGGTTATCAAGATGCACTTCAGCCAATACTTACAACAGCAATAATAACAGGGGATTTGATAGTAACGAATACTTAAAAGAATTGATGGAGGGAAGCAATGAATAAAGCGGATATTGCAAAAATCGTAATGATAATTAAAACAGCTTATCCCGCCATATATAAGAACTATACCAAATCCGATTTAGACGCAATGCTTGCTTTATGGGGTTCGGTATTTGAACTTCAACCTTTCACATATGAGCAAGTATCACGCGGGCTATATAACTATATAGCCCAAGACAAAGCGGGCTTTCCTCCGTCATGTGGTCAAGTCATTGATTCAACCAAAGAGTATTTGAAAACATTGGAACATATTGAAATGCTAAAAGGACTCGGCTTTAATGACGCGATGATTCGCGATGAATTGGAAATGTCAGATAAGGTATCGTGCTTTATACCAAGTGAAAGGAGAATTGAACAGAAATGAACAGGAGAGGTTTTACGGTTACAGGCAATCCGAAAGGCAAAGACCGCCCACGCTTTACAACGTTCCGAGGTATAGCAAGAACGTATTCAACGAAAGCAACCACCGAATATGAGCGTGACGTTAAAGCCGCTTATTTACACAGCTATTCAAACAGAGAAATGCTACAGGGGGCAATACAGGCTGAAATAGATGCGTTTTTTATCATTCCCAAAAGCACACCGAAAAAGAACATACGGGAAATGCTTCTTAAAGGAGCAACAAAGAAACCCGACTGCGACAATATTGCAAAAATCATTTTAGATGCACTCAATGGAATTGCGTACAACGACGACAAACAGGTTGTATCGCTGATAGTCAGAAAGCATTATACGCAATTTCTTCCAAGAGTAGACGTAACACTAACGGAGGTATGACGCATTATGGATGCAAGACCACCTCCCATATAAACAGTATGCTGAATTTTGGATAAAAATATTTCACGGGCGCAACCCGTCAATAAAAGGCGGGTTGCATTAAAAAGATAAGGAGAAAATAACATGGCACGAATTATTGGGAGAATAATAACCCCCGCTGATACACGATGGTCATATGTTACAGTATTTAAGCCCCGATTATGGCGCGACAAATCAGAACGTGTGCGCTATTCAGTTCGATTGATTATACCGAAAGAATCCCCTGTAATACAGGAAATTAAAGACGCCATACAGGAAGTGTGGAATTTAGATATAAATAATTATTATGTTCCGATTGAAGAAATGAAAAATCATCCTTTACATGATGGTGACATAGAAAAACCCTATTTTAACGAATACAAAAATTGTTATTTCATCAACGCCGCATCCGAATCAAAGCCCGATATATATGATGAAAATTTGAATCTTATAACAGACCCGTCAGAAGTTTATAGCGGAATATACGGTAAAGCCTGTATTCAGTTTGAAAGCTACAAGATAATTGACAGGTATAACAGCGCACATTTTGCAGTTGGCATGAGGGCAACGCTTTTAGCGTTGCAGAAGCTTTCAGCGTTGCAGAAGCTTTCAGATGGCGAAAGCCTTGCTAATGCAACGCCAAAAACATTCATCCCAAAAACATTAGACGATTACGACAGGGCTGAAAGAGAATTTGCAATGATGCAGAACAGGGGGCTTTACTTATGAAAAGAGTTAAGAATGGCATTGGAAGAAATAGTAAAAACGGAAAATCGCATCATCCACTTGCAAGCGAGATGACTCCACAGGAGCATTTCGAATACTGCGAGAAGAAGAACCAACAGCAGAGAAAATACAGGGCGAGAAAAAAGCTTGAGCGCGAAATGACAATAAACAGTCTTGAAGAAATGTGCGATTTAAGGTGTGGAGGTGTTGAGAATGAATGAATTTAAGTTATACACGGAAGAATACTATACCGCAAGGCGACTTGCTAATATCCTTTACAGACCCGCTATGGCAAGCGATAACGTGACTATAGTTAACAAGGAACTATGGGAAGCGGGATGCCCGATTGTTGTTGAGCGCAATGACGGGCGACACGAAATTTATAGGAGGTAAAAAATGAATCACTACATGACGAAAGTAATGGTTAACCGATTATTCAAAGCAATGAAGATTACAGACGTTACAACGACCCAATTATGCAAGGTTTTAAATTGCGGATATTGCGATTTCAAAGCAATGCTTGACGGAAAATCACCTTGCTATAACAAATGGCAAAGAAAGATTTCAGAAACTTTGGGAATGGAACGGGAAGAGCTGTTTAAAGAGTTTACACAGCCAAGCCTTGAAACAATCATACGCAAGGATTTAAAAACAATGTATATCGTAACAAGGGAAGAAAGTGAGGATAAAGTATGATAGCAGTATACTCTATGACAAATAAAGATATAGCAATTTATTCAAAGAATGGAAATCTTTTGTTTTATACAACAGATTCCATATATGAGGTAATGAAAAAATATAATATTAATAATTCAGATGTTCATATAGTATTTTAGGCAGAAAGTGAGGTTAAGTAATGAGTGAAACCAATATGAAAGATACTCCTTGCAGAGAAATAGTAACAAAGGAAAGACTTTACAACAGATTGAACGAAGAAATCAAAAGAGTGGAAATCTTAATTATCAAAGAGGAAGTTCGGCTTGAAACATTAAGAGCCACAAAACGCAATCTTGATGAATACTTTGAGGATTTGGCGAGATTTGAGCCACAGGCAGAAAGTGAGGAAGTATGAACAATCAATGTAAATCCTGTATTCACAACATCGTTTGTGCTTATGAGGAACACTATGAAGATGCTGTAAACCTTTATAAAGAAGCTAAAGCAAAAGCCGCTGAATATCCGTGGTTTAGGGTCGAAATAACATGTTGCCAATATCGAGCAGATAAACCAACTGTCAAAACTTTAAAAGGAAAGGAGAATGAGAAATGACAAGAGAAGAAGCAATAGAATTATTAGATAATCTTAACGGAATGATAGAAGATAGTCGCAATTCCGATTATGACACTGCATTCAAAATGGCTATCAAAGCATTAGAGCAAGAGCCTTGTGATGACTGCGTAAGAAGACGGGAAGTGCTTGATGTATTAAAAGACAAGTGGAATATGTTTTCAGATGCCAATGACGCTATGCAAGAGAGCATTAACGCAATCAAAGCATTAAAATCCGTCACACCACAGCCAAAGACAGGGTATTGGATAGATACGGATGAGGGTTTTTCACCATGTGAATGTTCTGAATGTAAGTTGGTAGAATTCAAAAAAAGTAAGTATTGCCCAAACTGTGGAGCAAGAATGGTTGGGTCACAGGAAAGTGAGGTAGAAGAATGAGATTTCAGAATATTAAGGATATTAAAAATAAAATACATGAATTGGTAGAAAATGCTTATGTAATGGGATATGAGGATGGTCTAAAGGATGGCAAGGAATCTGTGCAAATCGATGATTCAACCGCATACGAGCGCGGTCTGAATGATGCTTGGGAACTTGCAAGAAAGATGTATCAGTATAACCCTGTCAATAACAAACAGTTGTGCGAAGAGTTATTTGACATGAACTTTAATGAATTTATATGCACAATTTCACCTTCCGAGGCAATAGCCGAAATCAAAGAGTATGAGGAAAAGCAGAAACGGAACTGCGATACCTGTAAATACGGTGGTCATACTCTGCAAGATTTAAAAAAATGTGTATATTGTGATGGTAGTTATTATTGGACTCCAAAACAGACTTCAAAAATGACTCTTGACGAAGCAATAAAGCATTGTGAAGAGGTTGCTGATAGCAAGTGTGACGAGTGTGGCGCGGAACACAGACAGCTTGCAGAATGGTTGAAAGAATTAAAGCGGTTAAGAGAGCTGACAAGGTGGATTCCTGTTAGCGAAAGACCACCCGAAACCGCCGATGAAGTGATAGCATACGATGGCGCAGATGCTTTCTTTGCATGGTACGGCGTTAATGGATGGCATAGCACCGATAACAGGTTTGACCCTCGCGTACCTATTATTGAATGGAAGCCAATAAATCTTCCGAAAGCTGAGGAAAAAACAAACGATAGCTGTTGGAAAGAATACTATGAATCAAAGTTTATGAAAAAAGTTTGAGGGAGGTTTTTAAATGTGGATTAAAGACTTACAAGGTGGAAACATAAGAAAATACGGTTCAGATTGTCACGATGCGCTCCGCATATCCGACGACGGGAGAACGTTGTCATATGAAAATATGCAAAACGGCGATGGGTCTTTATACGGGGATTATCGCTTTGTCGTTGATGAAAAAGGCAATGTGCCGAGGGATGATTTTGAATTGCAAAAATACGGTGCGGATGCTTACGCAAACATGGGAGGGTTTGAAAATTCTTTCGAAGAACAGCTTTCAATGATTGCCCGTCACTATGGTTACAAGGTACAGGCAAGACAAGCGATAGAAGAAATGGCTGAACTTACCCAAGCGATTTGTAAAATTCAGCGTTACGGCTTCCAAGATGATTACACCGACAATTTGATTGAGGAAATTGCCGACGTTTCAATCATGGTTGAACAGTTAAAGATACTCGTAGGTTCTCCGAGTGTCACAAAAAAAATGAAAAACAAAATAGCACGTCAAATCAAGCGAATATTTGAAGAGGAAAAGAAAACATGAAAAACATTTTACGGTTTTTATTAGTGTCAGTTTTCATTGTATCGCTATGCGAAGATACACCGCCACCGATTGAAGAAACAGAAACGGTAAGCGTCAACGCATTTGAAGCGGATTCACAACTACCAACGCAAACAATTCAAACACTTGAAGATTTACCGAGGGTTCGCGTCACCTGTTATTATCAAGGAACAACAACCGCATCGGGTAAAAGAGTGCGTGAGGGCTACGTTGCCGCCGCAAAAGAGCATATCGGCGATACTTGCATACTTTATACACTTGACCATCAATTCATAGGTATATTCGAGTGTGAAGATACAGGCGGGGCTTATCGCATCAGAAAAGAGGGGTCAGTTGATGTATACCGAACGTCATTAAGCCGATGTTATGATTGGGTTCACGAATACGGAGATTATTTGCTTGTTCAATGGATTGAAGATGCTGAGGGATAAAAAATGAGGGGTTTTAAGACCCCTCACTTTTTTTATTGCACTTTTTCCATGAAAGCCGCGTATAACTTCGGATTAAGAACGGATAAAGCTTGCAACAAGTCATCAATTTTAAGGCATATTTCACGCGCGTTTTTGCCCCGTATAGCGTTCAAAAAGTCGCTTGTGCCATAATCCCCCAACGCAATCAATTCGAGGTCATTTTGAGCCGATTTGACGGGGTGTATGTGGTCATATACGGTGTAAAAGGTCGCCAATTTTTCACAAGCTTGATAACTCGGCTTCGCTCTTTCACATTCTGCTATTGCGTCTAATAATTCACTCTCTGAAATCATCAACGCATCTGATTGATGCAATTACGAAGCAAATCTCTTTCCGTATCGGTTTCTGCTTCGTGCATCATATCTTCAAGCTGTTCAATCATACGCGTCTTACTGTCACGACTATATCCCATACTGCGACCATCGCGAGAATAATAATCGCGACTATAGCGACCGCGACTATCACGCTTTCGCGCGTAACTGTTGCCGCTCTGCATACCATCGTTAGAATATCCGCTATCTTCCATAGCCATAATCGTTTCGATGGATTTGATTGAATGTGTAAGTTTATCAACCACATCAAGTTCGCCCGCAGACAGCTCTCCCTTGCTTGTAACCTGTTCGAGTTCTCTGCAAAGCATATCCTTTAAATCATAATATGCGTTCTTTGTCATTGTTCTTCCTCCTATGCCACGCGGTTAATTACGAGATTTGCGTTCTGTACTTCAATCGCTTCCGCGCTTGAGTTTTCGATAGCTACAGTAAAGCAACAACCCTTAGGAACGGTCACATATGCAAATACGTTTACATTCCAAAAATCTCCAACAGCGGCAGGAGTAACGATTGCCTGTGAAGTCTGTATTACTTCTCCATCAATGGCAACCGAAACGGAAATGGGTTCGCCAACTGTGCCGCCTGTAGGAATTGCTATATTTCCGCCAAAGAAAACGAGGTAACGCGCAAAGCAGTTCGGAGTAATGCCGCGTAAGGTGAAGATTCCCGAACCTCCGCGATGTATTACATACCCGCGATTGCAAGGGATGGAATCCTCAGTAAACAAAATATTCTGCCCGCTTTCAACTTCCTGTAGGGCATTTGCTACATACTCAGCCATAATCTACCTCCTTATGCTATGCCGCATCCGCAACCGTTATTTACACAGCAGTTCGGATTCTGCACCACATACGCGGGAATAGGAGCGGGGTTGAGGTACTGTTCAAGTGCCTGTGTCTGTGCCGCGTTGTTCGCAAGGATTGCCGCAGTCTGTGCAGTCTGTGAAGCCGCAAGGTTCTGCATATTAAGCTGAGTGCGGAGGTTTGCGATTGTTTCATTCTTCGCGTCAATCTCCTGCTGACAAAGCTTATCGAGGATAGCCTGTGTCTGAGCTGTATTGCTTGCGATGATATCACGCACACCGTCGGATAACGCCTGTCTGTCGGCACAGTTCTCCGTCGCAACGGAATATTTGAGGTCAGCAATCGCCTGTTTTGTTTCACAGCAACAGTTCTGTCTTGCCATTTCGTTCTGCATCATGGTGTTCTGCATGGATGCAAAGCCGTTGTTGATTGCGTTTGACATATCAAAGCAAGAGTTGCAAAGCTGATTCTGAACGCCGTTGAAGCCCTGCATTGATGCTATCTGACCCTGTGTGATTGCGTTCTGTAATGTTGCAGTCTGATTACACTGTCCTGTAGCAAGGCTGTTAAGCGATGACATAACGGCAGATTGGTCGAAACCACGCTGTACATCAGCGGTTGCGCCGATATAAGGAACTGCGCCGCCGTTTCCTCCGAAACCTCCGAAGCCGTTGCCCCATCCGTTGCCCATCATCGCAAACAGGAATAAGACTATAATCCACCATGAACCGTTACCACCGCCCCAATCATTGCCGTTTCCTGTAACTGCCGCAATGTCAGCGGGGGTCATTTCACTACTTGTTAAAGACATACCTTTTTCTCCTTTCGTTTGATTTGTTTATATACACCTTGCAAGAATGTAAACGTTTAATGATTCAGAATGTTCTGAAACTGATTTGCCATATCACGCAACTGATTAAACTGAGCCTGTGACATCTGACCTGTATTCAGCAAGTGCTGAACCCTTGCGCGGGGGTCGCCTTGAAAGTTTGCGCTGAAAGCCTTAAAGCTGTTAATCATGTTCATCATGTTGTTGTTCGCCATGTTGTTTTTATTCAAAAGATTAAATAATGGATTAGCCACAAGCGTTTACCTCCTTAAATTCATTAAGACGTTTTTCGAGTTCTTCCCTTGTTACAAAACTACTTGTATCAATTACAGCGGGAGCTTCGCTTTTATCAACTTCTACGCGTTCCTTGTAATCGAAAATTCTTAACGGTAACGGCATCCCGCTTTGGTCTGTGGATTTTATATAAAAAGTGCTTGCTTCTGAATCCATCAGCAAAACACTCTGACCCGCGCCGACAAGATAGCCCTTTGCGCCGCTTTCCCCCTGTACCCACACGATGCCGTTGTTTTGCGGCTGATACTGTGGCTGTGGTGTACTTGCGGGATTAAATGACGGTTGATAATTCTGAATGAATGGATAAGGCTGATACATGGTCTATTCCTCCTTTGAAAAATAATATATGGGAACTTTATCGCCCGAATCGTACGCATCGTAATAATTCCCGTCTTTTACGCATATAACGTGCGTTCCCGTACCGAGAACAAAAACACCGCGCGGATTATCACGGCAAAAATCAGAAACGGTATAACAAAAAGGGCAAGTGTTAGGAATTGCCGAATATCTAAAGCCTTTGTTTAATAACATTCTGCCCCATGTATTATTTGATGATGGCATATCGCATATTGATAAACCTGTAGCGCACAATTCACAGTATGCGCTATTCCAATCCATATCTAAAGCACCGCACAACGCGCGTACAGTGCAGTCACCCGTTTGAAGTTTATGCGGATTTGGATTGAAGTATATATATGCCATATCTTTAACCTCAAAAAAATCATAGCAATAAAAAAGCCCTGTGACGATGAAGCCACAGGGCAATTAAAGTGCAATTTATTTATATATGACGGATGATTATACTTTCGGTTTTATAAACGATGTTTTTGATTTGACGAACCGAAAGATTAAACTCTTCTGCAAGCGGTTCGTAACAAATACCATCGAGCAACCGACGCTTTATTATTTTTCTATTACGTTCGTTAAACACCCATTCGTCTATGACGTTTTCGAGTTCAGAACGTGAAATATCAATATGATGTATCATTTGCGCCGCCTTGTTCCTTTTGAGTTCCCGTTTTTCTTTTTACGTGAACGCTTATTTGTTACAGTAATCTTCGCCATAATTTATTGAACCATCCCCTCCAACAAATGTTGCTACACCATCAGCACAATCAAGGCTTACGGTCTGTTCGCTTGAATAGTCGTACTGCATCCAACAATACAGCCACGCCGCATTTGTTAGAATCACAACGGCAATAAGCGCACATATAACGCCGAGAAACCTTTTTTCTCGGCGTTCGCTTCGCGCCTGTTCTAACTCATAAACCCTGTGCGGTACGGTTAAGCAATCTTTATCCATTTTAGGCTAACCCATCCTTTCGAATCTATTCTGCCCCATCCGTTCTTTTCTTCGAGAATGGTAACAGTAGTGTTACGCTTTAGAGTCTTAATGATTGAATGATTTGTTCCCGCGCCTGTTCTCACATTTAATGCCCAAGCAGTTACGATTCCTTTATAGCCTGTTTCCTTGACAGGTGTAACAGGTGTGACAGGTGTAACGGGTTCAGCATTTTCTGCATCATACTTTGGAGTGATATAACCGCGAATATACTTCGCATTGGGGCTGAGTTTTCGCGTTCCGACTCTCTCGGATTTATTCCCCTCGACAATATTTATTTTACCGTCTGCAACGCTTGTAACGATGCCCACATGGTCGGGATTGCCTTTGTCGTCACCTTTGCCGTTATCCTGCCAATCGTACATGATGATATCGCCCATCTGAGGAACAAAAGCATCATCTTCAACCCATATGCCCATATCCTGTGCTTTTTTCACCATGCGGGCGCACGAACATTCAACAGGGATAATATCGGTATAATTGAGAACAACCGCAAGGGCTGATACAGTAGCGGCACACCAAGCATCGGTATACTTTAAGTCATAGCCTTTTGTTCCCTTGTTGTATATATCAATAATTGGCTTGAATGAACCGTCTTTCTCATTCAAGCCAACCCAAGAGAGCGCAAGGTCTGCAATAGCTTTCCTACTCTTCATCGCTCTCTCCCTCGGCTTCAAGCCCGATTACATGATAGGTCTTTGCTGAATCAGCAAGCCCCTCGCCGATTATGTACGCGATAACAGTAGCACCGCCAATAATCATTGCGGTTATCTGCGTCACTTCGCTCTCGGATGCGCCACAGTATGCCATTATCATTCCAACCTCGGAAGCAATGGCAAGCCACAGTTTTCTTGATGTAAGTTTTCTTACCCAATCAATCTTATTCATTGTTAACCTCCTTTATACTTTGATAAATTTTTGCATTTCAAGCTGTGCTTCTTTTAACTGTTCTACGTTGTTACCGTTTATAGCATGATTGATTAGTGCAAACTGACCGCCCACAAGGGCGTTTAGAAGTTCCTCAATCTTCTTCATTCGGTTCTCCGCATCAGCTTGCCCTTTCTCCAACTTCTCAACGCGACATTCAAGCCCTTTAATCGCATCATCCTGTCGGCGTTCGGGGGATTTAAGCTTCGCAAGCCACCCGATAATTACAGACAAAGCCCCGCCGATTGTAATGATGCTACCGCAACAGGCTAATATAATTGATATAACGTCACGTACAGATATCATAAGCATTACTCCTTTTTATCAACCTTACCACATATAAGTTTATTCTTCTACTTCTTTTTCATCCTCAAGCCCTAACTTCTTGCACATCCGTCTATATGCCCACTCAACGCCCGCGCTGAACACAGGATTCTCGGAAATGTTGTTGCACTCCACAAGCGTTTCATTCAGCGCGTTTATAATCTCAAGCATCGAATAGCCGTAAAAAGTAGAATCATTTTTAGTAAATACTTTCGCGCCCATCGTTCCTCCTTATACGTTACATCCGACAACCATTAAGCTACCACCATAAACAGGTGTCTGCATACTCACAGAAAATGTCGTTCCGCTCGGCAGATTGTCGTACTCTCTATAGAAATCAAAATTATAATGCGCCCAAGTCGCTTCGGCATCAGTCATGTTTGGTAACGCAACATTATTAAGGCTAATCTCATTCGAAGTAAACGGAGCGGTTGCGGTCAATACAAGCACTAACATTACGCGCTGATATGCTTTCGGCAAGGTGATACTTCCCGATGCCGTTAATTCAACCTTAAAGAAATCAGCATCAGTAAACTGAGTTGCAGACGTTGCTTCAATTAGCGCGGTATAGTATGAACCACCGTCACCGCTATTGATAGAAACGGTTCGTATATCGCTATTTGCGGGATAAAGCAAATGGTCGTAGGAATAATCACCGTATTGCTCGACATTACCCGAATGGGCATCTTCTCCATTCACCTTTATGTATCTTACAGCGTTATCATTCGAACCCTGTACAATAAATCCCCATTGATTATATTCTATGCCCGAGTTTGCAAACTCCATGTAGCCATCAACTCTCCAAATAAATGCCGCAAGCTGTATCGGAGAATGTCTTAAAATTAGGTGGTTTGCATCCAACTCCATATTCGTAATGGCTACAAAGCGCGGTTTTGAATATATATATCTGTGTTCATCAGTTCCCGCGTTTAATGCGCCATTTATGAAAAAGGGAAATGAACTTGAAACGTTTTTGAATATATCAATAAACCAATCAAATGCTTCGAAATTGGTGAAATTCGTTTCATTCCATGTTCCAATGAGAATCGTATTTATATATATTTTTGCAACAGCATAACACTCATACGGGTTGTAAACAAAACTTACAGCCCATTCAAAGGTTTTATGCGCCGCGAAATATTGAGCAAGGCTTTCACTCGCCCATCTTTGATATCCTTTGCACCATATCGATGCTACGTTACCTTTTATAAAAAAAGCATCACAAGAATAAGCCTGACCGTCTAAATCATTAAAGCCAAAGTTGGCGAGGTATTCATCATTTCTCTCTATATATTGGCGCGATTCAATGGTCAGCTCAAAACCGCCTTGCATCGCGCTGTCAAATAATGCCGAAAACTGATTCTTATCTGTCAACGGTGATACACTCATGTTCTGCCCAATTCCATTGACGAAATCCCACCACGCGGTCTTTAGCGGTGAGTTATCCACCCTTATTCCAAACTTATTGTCCCCAATTAAATAAGGCGTAGCGATTCGCTGTTCAAGTGTAAGATTTAAGTAATCAGCAAAAGAAATTGGAGTGCCACAACCGCCACCCACATTAACAGTTACCTTGCTATAACCGTCAGCTTCATCATCTATGGCGTAATAGTCACCGTTTTCAGTGATGGTCTTTTCAACAAGCGTACCGCCACCACCTCCCGAAACGTTGACCACAACCTCATTAAAGCCGCACTTCCCCGATGACGGATGATATGTTCCGTTCTGAGTAATACGCGCGGATTCGGTAATCGCATAATCATTCGCTTCATCTTCGGGAATCCAATTTATATTGTCACCCGTGACAGCTTCTTCGGTTTGGATTTTCGGAACGTTCGAAAAATTTCTCGATACTCCCCCAACTTTTATAGATATATTCTTACTCATTTGAATACCACCTTTCCATCGCCCTTTTGCTCAGCTTCGTCAACATTATAGATAGTAACCCGCTTGTTATTCAAGTTCTGAATAACCGACTGAAAATAAGATGCTTCGGATGTGTTAAGCCCGCTAACAATAGTTCCCGTTGTATATTCATTTATTGGAGAATATACGCCGCGCGTTGATGAATCGGTGAACCATAAAGCGGGATTTGATATGTTATAAACATAGCCTACAGGAAGTACGTACTGTTGAGTATCTATCGCCGTAGTTTGGTATTTATAAGTGATGACAAGGTTTCCCGCTTCGACTGCTTCCGCTTGTTCAAGTGTAACGTCTGCACTTTGACCTACGCCAAAACTAAAAGTCATATTTGTGGCGTACCCACTTATAATTTCATTATCTGCATATGTGTTTACAGAAAATTTATTTCCCGCAATATACTGACCATCATGGATTATCTTGCCTGTCCATTTGATGCGATTGAAATAATACGTCGCAATGCGGGTAGCGATAGAACTTGCGTTGTTTGTGTTTATCAGCGTACATGAATTGACTTTGATAACGTTTGTAGGGTCGTTCGCTGTAGCATCTGAATTGTTGACTGTTACTACCTGTTTTGAAACGATGTAATAATCATTACCTATCTGCACATATTCATCAGTCGTGCTTGGTGTTCCCAATGTGTATGAATACGCCGTAACCTCAATGGCTGTTACTACGTCTTCATACTCAATGCGCGGGCTACTATACACTTTATTCATCGGTATATATTCAGCATCCGCATCAAGGGAAACAATGTCTATTGGATTGGTTGAGAAAAACGATTTAACCATCGCGCCGACAGCGAAGCATATCTGCTGAATCCTGTTACGTGCGCTTTGTTCGGGGCAATAGCCCGATATAGTTAAATCCTTAACATCCGCGCTGATTGAATACGGGATATTGGCGGGCATAAACTCAGCAAGCGCATCCTCAACGGTCATTGAAGAGTACATCTTCGCGGGAACGGTAATTCTATCGAGTAGCAAGATTGCGCTTTGAGCTACAACCTTGTATGTATTCGCACTTGCTCTATTACATGACAACACCCAATACTTACACCACACTGTATTGTCTACAGTAAGCGTGAGCCATGTGCCGACAGGCGTTGCCGCGCTAATCTCCATAACAAGCTGTAACTGATTTATAGGCAGTTCAGTTGTTATGGGATTAACTTTATTTGAAAGCGATATAGACCTAATATCGCTTTCACTGTATTCAGTTGAACCAATTAAAACCTTAATACTCATACGGCTACTTTCTGCGGGGCTACCGCTTTAAAGGTACAGGTTAGATTGCGCCATAATGCGCCGTCCGAATCACAAATAAACAAGTCATCGCCGACAGTCTGAATGTATGCTTCAAACGTGATTGTCGTATTGTTATACGGAACGGTTATTTCGTGCGATGCAACAGGTGAAGTCAAGAGTTCATATATCTGTGTATACGTTTCCCTATCCGCAACCTTGCAAACTATTTTCATCGTATAGTCGATATACGTTCCCTTGATATCCCTATGATACGAACCGTCGAACATTTCGCCCGACAACGCCGTATCTTTAACCGTTGCTTTACGTGATACCGAAGCAACGGTTATATCGCTATAGTCTACGCCATCAATAATCAATGTACTCATGCAAAGCCCTCCACCATATTCACGCCCGCGATTTGACTTTGTTCGTTGTTGAGCTTGTAAACCATCTTTCCGAACGCTTCGCGGTCAACCTCAAGCGTTAAGTTCAGATATGTGTCGCCCTTTTGCACCGAACTATCAAGAGCATTAGCAAGCGCATTACTTCTAAACGATAAAGCGTCTTGACTTACAGGAACGGTAAAGTTTCCCGCTTCATCAATGATATCGTTTACCATCGAATCAACATCATCGAGCGGTACGTTCTCGGCAATACCAACTCCGACACCCTCGGCAATGTATCTGCCTACTTGGTCACGCATAACCTTTGACGGTGAGTTGATATCAAACTTACTTGTAAAGCCCTCAATGACACCATCGGAAAATTCGCCGATTTTACCGAGAAGCCAATCTTTCATGGATATGATGCCATCCCACAAGCCCTTAACAAGATTCTCGCCAACTTCCATAATATCATCGGGAAGTTCTGCAAACTTGTCAACGATATCAGTTATTACTTCGGGCAAATCGTTCACTACCCAATCTTTCGCATTGGTAAGCCATTCGCCTAACTTGGTTATTATTTCCTTTAAGTGAGTCCATATCTTTTCGGGCAGTCCTTTGAACCACTCCAAAAGGTCATCAATAAGCGTCGGCAAATCGTCTTTAATCCAATTACCAACATCAATTCCGAAGTTGAGAACCGTTGCAACTGCCGCGCCAATGAACTCACCGATTTTTGACGGAAGACTTGACCAAAATGCCACCAACGTTTCGACGTAGTTTGCTACAAACGTTTTTGCAGTTTCAAAGTTTGAAAGCCACCATGCAGTAAAGGCGTTCCAAATCTCGCCGATTTTAGTAATAAGCTTTGAACCTATGGTTGACAGTTCTGTTGTAACGGCATTCCACAAAGTAGCAATGCTTGACTTAACAGCAGTAGCAAGTATCGGGTCAAGAGTCTTTATAGCCTGTATAGCGTTCGAAAACATTTCAATTCCGAACGTAACAAGCATTTCAGCAAGTGTTACCAAACTCTGCAAAATGACGGGATATAAAGCGACTAAAGCCTGTACCAATGCGTCTATTATCGGAGGAAGCATTGGTATCAATATGTCAATCATCATATCCTGTGCCTGTACAACAGACTCTAAAATCATCGTTATTGCATCTAACAACGCGGGCAACAAATCAACCAACGCCGCCGATATCCCCTCAATCAATGACGGAAGTTCGGTGAAGATTGACTGCCATAAAACAGGAAGTTCTTTCACGATGCCCGATACAAGCGTAGCAATGCCTTTAATAAAATCGGGTAACGCTTTAACTATGGTCTTTATAAGCTGTGAAATTACACTCGGCAATGTCTTAACAATCACATCAACAAGTCCGATAATGCCGTTAATAATAGTCCCGCCATTATTTGTGATGCCCGTAACAATCGCGTTAAGAAGTTCGGGAATTGCTTTCAAGATAGGTTCAACAATAGCTCCCGCGTTAGAAAACAAAGTTCCTACAGCAGAAATTAAAGCGTTTGCTATATCGGGTAAGACTTTGACAACCGCGTTTATAACAGTCGGTACATTAGAAACTACAGCATTTAACAAACTGCCAAAGACGCTCGATGCCGCTTCAAGAAGCGGAGGAAGCAAGCCCGCAACCTTTTCCATAGCACTCGAAAGAAAAGTGTCTATGCCCGAAAGTGCGCCCTCTAATCCACCTGTATTTATTCCCTCTGTAATAGCATCAACTCCCGAAGTTGCAAGCTGTGTAAAGTCACGCAACGTTGGTGTTAATTGGTCTGAAATACCGATTTTCAGAGAGTCAAAAGCACCGCCTAACTGTTCAACGTCACCCGAAAGGTTATCAAGCTGAGTATCAGCCATCTGTTGAGCCGCACCCTCGCATCCCTCCAAGGCAGTTTCAACCTCTGCCCATCTTTCAGCGTTGGTATTTACAAGTGCGTTTACAGCCTTTAAATCGGTTTTATTGAAAATGTCGGATATAATGTTTGTCTTTTCTTCGTCAGTCATACCCGCCATTGCGCCTTGCATTTCAAGGAATACATCCTCAAAATCGCGCATCTTTCCCTCGGAGTCATACAGGCTGATTCCGAGTTTATCAATGGCATCAGCCGCCGCATCGGATGACGGGCTACTGAGTGACAAAATCATATTACGAAGATGCGTACCCGCTTCCGCGCCTTTGATACCGTTATCGGCAAGGATGCCGAGAACCTGTATCATTTCTTCCGTACCGCCTTTCATATCTTTAGCAGTACCGCCAACGGTCAAAAGGGCGTCACCTAACTGTGATACGCTTGTATTTGTGGTTGACGCGCCTTTTGCCATTTGGTCAACCATCAAGTTGGTCTGTTCAAGCGACAATCCAAGTGCGGTTTGTGCATCCGTTACCATATCCGATGCGTTAGCTAAATCCATGCTACCCGCGGCGGCAAGATTCAACAAAGGCGTAAGCATTTCTGCCTGTGTTTGTGCATCATAACCCGCAAGAGCCATATAATTTAAGGCTTCCGCACACTCTGTAGCAGAAAAGACGGTTTTTGCGCCCTGTTCAAGCGCAAACTCACGCAACGTACCGTTGAATCCGTCAACCGCAACCTGTGTCTTATTGAACTCATCCATCGTTACGCCTGTAGTTGCCGCAACCTGTGACATTGCTTGGTCAAAAGCCATTCCCGTTTCAAGGGAATCTTCACCAAGTTTAACCATGCCCGCGCCGATTGCGCCAACAGTCGCAAGACTCGCCGCACCAACCGCCGCGAATCCTTTGCCAATAGATGAACCAACGCTACTTCCGAAGCCCTCGGCTTTGGCTTTAGCGTCATCCAAGCCTTTTTCATATGCACTTGTTGAGAGCGATAAGACCGCTTCAAGTTCAAATAATGTCATTGTTTACTCTCCCCAAAATATCAAGGCGATTTTTCATATGCGCTTTAACGTCATCCTCTGAACGTGTATCTTCCTGGTTCGTTTCGCCAAGTAATAACTCAACAATCGACTTCTTCATTTCAGCCCCGCCGTAAGGCTTAGACGTATTTAAGGAAATACACTTCAACGCTTCTCCTACATATACACGATACGTCAAGGTTTCCGAATCTTGTTCGTGTTTCGCCTTGACGTATCGTATAAAGGGTTTTATTCCGCTGTTCCAATTTCGGTATTCTCCGAAGCAGAGGTTAAAGGTTCGCCTACTTCTTTCAGACTGCGCAAATGAAAAACCGCCATAAAATCTTCGTCTTTCAACAGCTCAATCAGCATCGTAGGGAGTTCAATTAGCGAGGGAGAATACGTTTCGGGGTTTTCCCGATTCAGCAACGCTAATATTTTTAACACAGGCTTCGCATGGTCTTTCAAGAGTATCTTTATAACATCACTCATTTGACCATTGTTTGCCTTTATTTGCTTGATTCTTTCATCCTTAATAATTTCGGATGCGGGGTCTATCAGCTCTGCTAAAATCAGCATTGCTTCCTCGCCTTTGAACTCTGATAATTTCATCTTTATCCCTCCGCATAAATGTAGTTAGCCTTTACAACCTTGCCCGCTGTGGGAGCTGTAGTAAGCTGTAATGTAGACGTACCGCTTGATGTTGTAACTGTAAAGTCGGTAGTTTCTGTAAGCTTTGTTCCATCAACGTAAACATCTATGCCACCTGTTGCGGGCGTATGTGAAAGAACAAAATCCGTTTCAGTTCCGTCACCGACAAATTCATCGGTAGCACCGAGAACGTCAGATGACCAAAACTTCATAGGCATTTCATTCTGAGCATTGATAGAAACGTGACCTGTGAGAGTTACGCTTGTGTTGCCCTTGCCCGCCTTGGTTGTCTGTAAAGAAAAGCCGCCTGTTGAAAGTGCGTTCTTGAGCTGTATAGCAACAAAGCCACCATCAGCTCTATCACCAACCCACCACACATCAGAGAAATCAGTCTGCTTTAAGTCCTTACGAGGAACAATCTTTGTTGAATCGCTTCCGTCAATGTCAGCGCATCCAAGAGCAAGCTTTATTCCCGCGGGGCTTGTTCCGAGTGATGTAAATTCAAGAGTGCAAGTCCAACCCTTTAAGACTTTCAGCTCTTTCATGTTAACAGGGCAGTTATCGACATCTTCACCCAAATCAGTAAATTCGGGAGTGCATGATGCCTTGATGCCACCTGTAGTAGCGCAAATGATATCTTCATCCGCGGGAGCTACGGGATGGTCGGGATTGAAATTGCGAAGCAGTACGCCCGCATCAATCTGTAATCCCTCAAAAGTGTCCTGCGGTATTGCAGTAAATCTTCCCATGTTCAAACCTCCTTTTAGTTTGATAAATATTCAACTTGTAAATTTATATATACGCGCCGAATCATATCGTCTGATTCTTCACGCATTTTCTGTGCAAACGGATGACCTTTTACAATCCAAGTATAACCTCGACCATCTATCGGTATCAATACGCCGCCATGTGAAAGCTTCTTTTCAATTTCAAGTGCCTTTGCCATTATAGCCCGCCAATCAGAGCTATAGTACCATAGCGAAGCATACATGGTTGTGACCGAACCCATTTCGTCTATCGAGCAATTATACGTGATATAAGGTTTTACCGCATCATCGGGAACGCTGTTTTCGTCATACGCGGGTATACCGAAGCTACTCCAAAAAGATTGTATCGACTGTGCTTTATCCATTGGGCAGACTCCATTCTTCCGCTGTGACCTGTCGCATATTTAAACTCGCACTCGCGGGAGTCTTGTTATCATCGCCATCAGAAGTCACGCGGAAAATTTTATTATCAGCGTTGCGTCGTAAGACGTCGTGATACTCAAGCGTTACCGCTTTCCGTGTCGTGATAGTGTAAAGGCTTTTAACGCCCGCCGCTTCTGCTCTTCTTGCTTCCATCGAAGAATTGAAAGTAATAGCGGCATCAAACGAAGCACCATCGCGCCAAGTTGTCATAGTGCCGCCGTAACCATCCCCCTCTGTGACTTTATCGAGCATCGTGCAACTTTCCATCGCTTCGGACAGTAAACTCATGGTCTAATTTTCCTCCACTTATTCAAACGACTTCTGAACGCGTTCTGCCAAGTTCCAACATCAGCGGCAGAACCATCTGAGGAACTATTCCCCGTCGACTTCGAGTAGGAATAGCCCCCAAACGATTCAGACTGATATGGAGAATCGCTATGTTCATCGGATGCAGAATACTTTGCAATCCACGCGTTGATATCAGCAAGCAAGCCGAAGACTTCTTTCGGTACGCGCATTGTCCATATAACGCCGTGAATGTTTTCATCGGTCAATGTGTTGAGTTCCGATGTGTATTGATACACTCCGTCGTTGAATATAGAACCCGCGATACGAAAATACTGACCGACCTGTAAAGAGCCATCAGCGACAAACTCGCTTAAATCAATAACGCCGTTTGTAACGGTATAATTGCCGAAATAACGCGCATCATCAAAATAATTATTCAGTTCTTTGCAAAGCTCGGTCAGTGTTATCATCTTCGTTCTCCTTATGCTACGTAAGTGTACTTGATAGTAACAGTTCCGCTCGGTGTATCAAGAAGACGAACGCCGTTATCCTCGATGATGTACTTATCAGTAGCGATTGCTGTGCTTCCGTCTTTCAGCATTTCAACTGATACGATAGGGCTGTGAGCGGTCTTGTAAAGTGATGTATCACTTGCATCGGCTGTGATTGTTTCTGCGGTTGTTACAGCAGTTGCAGTTCCGATGAACTCGATAGCAATAGCATCAAGATACTCAGCCCAAAGGGTCATACCCATAAGAGCGTAGGTATCACCTACAGCGTGCTTGTAATCGCCCTCAACATGGAATCCGATGAGATTTGTTTCACCCTCGACGGTATAGTTGAGTCCGAGCTGTGCAAACTCTGAATCAGACGGGTCAACGTAGTAAAGGTCGATGTTTCCAACAGGCACAGCAATTACCTTGCCCTGTTCAATTTCGGATGAAGAAATGAGAACAGATGCGCCGAGGAAGTTCTTGAGGTATGTGATACCGCTTGTTGTCTGCATCGTAATTGATGCGCTTCCGAGGTATGCGGCAATATCAAGAGTATTTGCAAATACAACGATATTGGAAACATCCCTGTGCATCTGCTGAAACTTATTTCTTACTCTTCCGATTGCCATTGAAACAGCCATCTGAAAAGTTGTGGAAGAACCACGAAGACGACCTGTCTTTAAGAAGTCGTAGAAACGTGTCATAACGTTTCCCTGTAACTCGTTAAGGAACTCGTCATCTGTTCTCTGAACAGCTACAGCCGCGCCGTACTTGTTAACAGCTTCGATTGATACACCCTTTGCATACTTCTCGATTGAAATGTCAGAAAATGCAACAGGATTGATTGTTGCCTTGCTGTAAGGGATTTCGTCACCCTCTGCAACAGCACCGCTCTGTAATGTAACGGATGTTGTATAGCTCTTGAGCTGTGTTCCCGCTGTCTTTCTGATAGGGCGCATGATTCCGAGAACTTCACGGAGAGCATCCCAATTCTTTGTGAATCTTGTTACAAAGTCAAGCTCTCTGACTGAAACGTTGATGTCATTTGTGGTTGTAAGATTGGCTTTAGCCATTTTAATTTCCTCCTTTTTGGTTAGATGCCGAACAACTCATGGTTTTCAGCCATTGCTTTCTGCCTTTCGGTTGTGTCGGCGATTTTCATTATTTCGTCTTTGGTCATTTTCCCGCCGATGTTCTTGGGCGGTGTTGCGGTATCAACACCCTTTACACCTTTTGAAACAATGAAGTCTGACCACTCTGTCTTTATTGACTCGGTGAGCTTGTCTGAATCTTTCAAATTTCCCTCTTCATCAAATTCAAGGCTGTTAAGGTCTGATACCTTTATTACGGCATCAATCCTTTTCTCGGAAACGCCCGCATCCTTTAAGAGTTCACGGTAAGCCTTTTCTCTCTTCGCCGCTTTGGACTTGTTGTCCTGTTCGGTTTTGTAGGTTTCAAACTCTGACTTTAAAGAATTGTATTTTTCCTTAAAGTCTTCATCGCTTGACTTTGCTTCAAGTTCTTTTTTCAAGCTGTCACGTTCCTTTGTGACTGCCGCCAACTTTTCTGCATCGTCTTTGTAGGCGTCGCGCTGTTCCTTGAGCGCGTCAACTGTTTCTGCATGGGCTGATATAATTTCATCAACCTTTGCGTCTTCAATTCCGAGTGCTGTTAAAAATTTACGTGTTAATGCCATTTTAAGAAGTCCTCCTTTGCTTTGGTGGCGTTGCTTGCCACGGCTTCATTCATTATCGATTATAAGCATTTGTAAAATGCGTTGTCAATTATGTAAACGGTCAAGCATCGCCGTTCAAATACATTTTGAAAAGCTCTTTGTAATATCGCGTATGCTTTTCGATTGACGGTCTGATAAAAGGTCGTGCGCGGAATCCCGACGTCTTTCTGAAAACACCTTTGGTCTTGTCGTAATATATCCACGGCTTCCCCGTTCCCTTTCCCATATCGCCTGTACCCATTTCGACGTAGTAAGCGTAGTTAACGTTTGTTCCCACGAATACTTTATAATCATCGTCAACCTTTGCTGTCGCATATGTGATGCTACGTCTGAGCGTGCCTGTATCAACAGCTTTCATCGCCGCGTCATAATGCCCGCTTATATGTGATACTGCGAATTTTTGAGCCGACATACCCGCATCTTCGCAAGCTCTTTCAAGCACGTCGTCTAACGCTTCCATCACTTCTTCAGAATAATCGTTTATGTTTATTTGAATTGATTTTTTATTGCTCATTTGTGTTTTTTCTCCCACTCTTCATAGGGCATATCATCCAACTCGTCCGACAGGTTATATCTGCAAGTCGCTTTTCTTCTTGCACTTCCGACTTCTGTGCAACGACAGTTATATATTTCCTCGGGCTTATTAACTGAACGGTCTGCGGGGTACATCAAACCATTGCTGAATGGTTCATCAAGCGGCTTTATTTCCCCGCTTACTCCGTGAGGTGGCGCAAATTTGTGAGAGTCACGCGTTCTTCCGTCAATGGTTGATATCCATTGCTTGTCAACGATAAGACCTTTTCCCTCTGCGCGTTTGAAGCTGTCGTGCTTTCCTTTATTCTCTGCGCTACTTAACATAGTTCGCGCGGCGCGAAATGCTTGCGTCTTGTTCGCATCAGTTATCTTTGCAATGCGGTCGGCAAGCTCGGGAATAGATTCTCCCTGTACGATGCTTTGTAAAATTTCGGAATTGACTTTTCGAGCGTTCCACGCCTTATCTTTTGCGACGTTGAATTTTGGCGTCCTCATTACATCGGGGTCGTTTTTGATAAGGTCATAAACAGCGTCTTTGTTGTAAAGCGTGTAAAGCGTATCTGTAAGGCTCGAAGTTTCCATTTCCCAAGTACCGAAGTTGTGGCTGAACGCATAAGCATCAACCATTTTATCTTCAAGCCTTAACGCTGACTTTTGATTGAGCTTTGCTAAATCGTTGACGATAGTGTTACGCATAGCCGTGTATCGTCTTCCGACTGCAAGCTTGTTGGTTTTCCATTGGTCAAACTCTTCTTCGGTTATGATTCCATTCTCAACCTGTTTTCTTCGCTTTATTTCCTCAACAGCCAAGTCGGATAATTGCGCCTGTACCTTTTTGTTCATTTCCCGCGCCGCTCTTGCGTACTCTTTCTCAAGGCGTTTTTTTTCGTCATCAAGTAACCCGTCGACGTATTCATGGGCTTCATCAATGGGTTTCTTTTTTTTGCCACCTATTGGCTTTATTTTGACGTTCTTTTTCTCTTTAGGCATAAGTCATCACCCAAACCTTTTCTATTCAACCTCGCGCCTGTTAGGCGGGAAATAAAGGCAAATTATTTCTTGCCTTTATCCTTGCCTTTCTTTTTACCTTTCTTTTGACTTTGCAAAGTTTTATCCGCTTTAATCGAATCAAGTTCCTGTTTATACTTTTCGTCAAAATATTCTTTCACTTCTTGCTTATACTTTGCCGTACTCTCGCGCATTGATGCTATATCCGCCTTGCATCTGTCGATGAACTTTGCCTTTTCATCATTCAGTTTTTTCATTGCCGCATCCCTCTGCGCTTTCGGGAGCTTTTTGATTCGTTCCTTTTCGCGTTTTATCTCTTCACGCTTTTGCGCCATGAGTTCCCGAACTCTTGCGATATTTTTATCAAGCACAGCTTTAACCTTTTCCATGTACTCTTTTTTTTCTTGCTTGATGTTTTCTTTAACCTGTCGCGCGGCGGCTTTACCGTTGTCATTCAAACCCGCTGTTGATGTTCTGCTTTTGAGCTGTCTATGCTTCATGTAATACTCATGCGCTTTAGCGGGGTCATAATATTTACTCGAGTATGCCATCTGTTCACCTCCACGCTTTACAGTTCGTCAAGTTCCTTGAGAAGTTCGTCGAGCTTGCTGTCTGTATCATCGGGTTCGTCTTCATCGTCGAGTTCTTCATCCTCTTCGGGTTCTCCCATGTCGATTCGTGACATTTCTTCGCCATCCATTTCTTCGAGGATGCTGTCTGCTTTATCTCCATCGCCGAGGATGGTGAGGATTTTACGCGTCATGTAATCCTGTGGAAGATATTCGCCCGCCTGTAATACGACCGATACTTCTTCCTGTTTGTTGATGATGATTGAACGAGTAAATGACGGGTTTTCATCCTCAATACCCGCAAGGCTTAACAAGCCTTGAATAAATTCGTTCACGCAATACTCAAAGTCATCTGCCTTGCTGTTGAGCGGTTCATATGCGGCTTTAATCTGCGTTGCAGTTGCCGCACCGCTTGATATCTCTTTTGTGTCGAGTGCCATTGCGTCTTCATACAGGTCAGAGCGTAGTCTGTTGAGCAAAGCTTCACGGCTTGCATATGGTACGTCAACGGTATGTGCTTCGGCAGTAGCCCCCGAATCATCAACAGTCGCCGCGTGAACGGTTTTAATCTGCTGAACAAACTTTGCAAGGTCGACGTCATCCATACCGCCCGCATTTTGCATGACCCAATACATCATTGCATCATCAACATCATTGGCAAACCCCGACTTGATAAGGTCATAACAATCAATCTGTTCTCTGAGTCCGACAAGCGTTGACTGCCGTTCGGGATTTGCCCATAACGGAACTATCGGAAATGAGGGATAGTTTTCACCGTCATAAATAGTCGTACCGTCTGCTTCGGTCGTTTCTGTTTTAAGCTTGTAAGGTCTTTTAGGTTTAAGAACCTCTCCCTGTCCTTTTCGCCATACGTAATCAGTGACGCCATCAACCTCAAAGAATGTCGCACGTAAAGGCTTGTCGGATGCAACTTGCCAAAAGCGAACTCCCGCCATCAAAGCCCCATTGTCTTCGTCGTACAGCGGGGCAAATTCAAGTAAACTGAATACGTCAATATGGTCAATGTTGTAAAAGCCAAATGATACACCTCCCCATCTTGCTTTCTTACCCGCATCCTGTAGCTTGGTGTCAAAATCCTTTCCGAGCTTTTCTTCGGTGTCGGCATTGTTCCAAGTGACACCATTGCCAAGAAGAAACTGAACAGTCTGCGTTACAAACCGATGGTAAAAGCCTGTGGACATTTTCCAATTTGCCGAAAAGTTATCGGCAACAACTTCACCTGTAACCTTGTAAAGTAGCTTTTGGAATTCTCTAATGGTTACGTTGAGGTGTTTGTTGTATAGACTCGCTATCGATGCCATTGAATATTCTTGTGATGAACGATGCTCTTCAATGACTCTTTTAACAAAGTCCATTCGATGCTCTTCATCCTTTGGAACGTTCAGTAAGTCTTGATATGTTTTCATTTTAACCTCCGTTTCTGTTTTCTTCGGTTCGGCTCTGCCGAACATATATATTATACATTTACATTTACATTTACATTTACATTTACATTTACATTAGGTTTTTAATTTGCACGCAATTTCATAACCAATGGTTTTTATTTATGTCGTTTTTAAAAACCTATGGTTTTTATTTTTTGCAAAATTAAAAACCTATGGTTTTTTATATTAAACCTATGGTTTTTTGATGAACAACTATTCGTGATTGAGCTTTGAAGTATTTCGGCACAATGCACATAGTTTTGACGAAATATCTTGTAGCGTCCATGTAATGGTCATCCTCTTTCACAGGTTTATCATCTGAACCATCCTCCCACATATACCCCTCAGCTTCCGCTTTCCACTCTTTAAGAGCGGGGCTTATCTTGATGATGCCCACGTTCATTGCTGTTGCCGTTTCTCTGATACCATCAAAGACTGCGTTGTCGGCGGGTACTACCTTACACCACGATTTACGCTTCATCAGCGCGATGAACGAAGCGGCAGACGGGTCAACGATTACTTTTATTTTTCGTGATGCTGTTGCAAAGCGTTTTATTTCATCAGCAAAAAAGCTGTCCATTGCATCACCGTATTCGTTGTCGGTTTTCTGAACACCCGCATCACGCCCGCCGTAGTAATAGCCTTTATACGCATACCAAATGCCTTTAACAAGTTTCCAACCTATAGCGGCAAAAGGGTTCTGCGTTCCATAGTCCAAAGATATCACAAAGTCCTCTGCGGGGGCATCCGTTGCACCGATTGCATCTGCAAACTTGGGATAAATAAGACCCTCGGCAAGCACCCAATTTCCGTTGATATAGCGTTCGTAGTATACGCCTTGATATTCGCGCTTCATATCATCTTTAACGCGGTCATCAAGGAAAGGGTTGTCATCGATGCTGTAATGTTGCTCATACACATCGGCGTCAGAATCCATAAACTTCTTCAACCAATGCGTCGGGCTTTTCGGGTTTGTTGTTCCCTCAAACATCGAGTACGGCTTATCTAAACGTGATTTGAGCATTTCAAACATATCCGCAGACCACGTTGTGATTTCGTCGCCGTAGCAGTATTTAATCGATGCACCACGAACCTTTTCAGCCTGTGACTTCGTTTCTGCGCCCAAGCAGTAAACCTTTTCACCAAAGATATCAACGGTATTATCAGAACCAATATTCCCGATTGCAGAATCTCCCCAAATCACTTGCATTGGTTCGATGACGTTTCGCTGAATAGTTCCTTTAGTGCATCCGAAAATAAAGTTAAGACCCTCCAAGCCCATTCGTTCCCTAATGCGAATGGGGATTAAGTAATAATCGAGATAGGTCTTTCCCGAACGAGTCGCACCGTGTTTAATGTTCCAACGGTGCGTTGAATTGTTGATATATTCCTTTTGCTTGTTACTCAGCTTTTGAAGCATCTTTTAACACCTGTGCAATATTGTCGAGCCTGTTAAGCAGTTCTTCACGCTCATCGTTTTGCGGGTTGTCGCTCTGTCCGAGGTACTGCTTCCCGAGAAAGATTGCCATTGCAACGTTGTTCTCTGCCATCTTCCACTGATTGCGGCGAAGACTTGCACAGCCGCCTTTTCTTTTTTCGCGAAAAACGACGGAGAAATTTGCGTGATAAGTTCTCTTACACCAAGCGTTCAGCGTCTTGTCTGATACGCCCAACACAGCGCAAATTTCATCTATCGTGCATTGAATCTCGCATAGCCTTTCAAACTCATTTTGTTTTATTTCTTTTCTCGGTCTTGCCATAGGTTTTTTCCTCCTTTGCTTAATAGCGTTACTTTGCTATCAGAGAATTGTTTTCGTCGACAGGTGGATTCATGTAAATCGAAAAATCATCGCTTAAAACGCCGTTAAAAACTGCGTAATCTGCGGGTAAATTGTCCTGTTTATCTTCTTCTTTGTCCTTTTTTGCCATAGAATCCTCCTATTTTCAGAAAATAGCATAAAAACGCCTTTTGTTCAAACAAGGTATACCAAAATCATACATTTTATTGAAAAGATATAGTTTTCCCAAAAATTCACGCAGATTATCAAAACTGATAAAAAACAGCCCAAATCCTTGATTTTATTGGGGTTTTGGGCTTTTGCCGCCAAAATAGCCGATTTGGATTTCTTCTATATAATGGAATATTTTTTAACTTTTTATAAAATACTGTTGACCAAAGGTAAAAACAGAGGTAAGATGTAATCCTAAAGTTAATTATTCAACAATCAAATCAATGGAGGAAACACAAATGGCAAACAAGTTATCAAATGCACAGGCAAAGGTTTTAGAACATGCAAAAAAGGATATTGATGTAGCAAGAAGTATGAATTTTTACGATTGGATGCGCCTTTCCTTTAGAAATTCTACAAATGATGAAATTGATGATTTTAGTTATGTTGAATGGTATAGAGAATACTATGAGCAGAACAAGAACGGAATTGCTCACACACATTGCAACGGCAAAACGATTGAAAAGTTACAGAAATTAGGACTGATTGAAATTATATATAACGGCACAAATAAAACACAAAGTTATGACCAAATAAAAGTTTTG